CATTATAAAAATTATTATCGGGTTTATATTATTTGTTCTTGCTATCGCAATAATCTGCCTAATAATTGATTTTCACAATGACCCAAATAAAAACTAAGAGCCTTATCGGCTCTTTTATTTTGCTTTAAAATATGCAATAGATAGCCCCTGCAGCCATTCATAAATCATTTTATAAGTGGTCGTCTTTCCATAATACATATAACGACGACCAGCGCCAGAAATATTCATAGACTTTGTGACAAATACAGCTTTAATCACTCGCAAAAGGCTTTCATCTGTCGCATTTACATAATCGCAGATAACTTTTTCCCATGTCAACATCATTTGTAAGCGTGGATCTTCTTCCTCTGCTATAATAATCTGCAACGCTCGTGGAGTCGCTTGCTTATTTGACTTAATCCCCAACTTATCATTTTTTTCTTTAAATGGATAGCGTAATTCTTCTCGTCTGTCAGCAATCATTTTTTTAAGCGTACTTTTAAAATAACGTTGCAGCCATAAAATCTCAGAATTAAACTCAATTGTTAAATCTTTTTTATTCAAAATCATCAACCTTTCTTTAATATTTTATTCACTTCCTCGTATTCGCCTTACAAAAATCAGCCGTGCTTATACCTACAGCTTGGGCAATTCTGCTTAGAGATTTTAAAATTTTTGCTACTTCATGAAATGTATAGCTTAATCCTAATTGTTCTATATCCTTTTCTCTTGCCAATCTCATTTTTTTATTAGATTTTGCAATAGCTCTTTTTCTGGTTTTATTTCTACTCATTTTTTACCCTCTCTAATGTCACATATCTTATAGAGTGTTTCTTTTTTTGAATATAGCTTAATCGCTATATTTTTTAAGACATCAGCCCGTTTTTAAAAATATATAATGCAATATTTTTTCATTGTGTATCATTATAAAATTTTAAAAAAATATTATAGGCTAAAATCAGCCACTTCTTTATCCTGCTCTTCCTGATTTATTCCAATATATTTTAAAGTAATATCAGGCGACGAGTGATTAAACATTTCCATAAGTAACGCTACATTTTGCGTTTTCTTGTACATGTGATAACCAAATGATTTTCGCATAGAATGCGTTCCAATGTGATGGATACCAAATTCTTTTGCAGCTTTATTTAAAATCTTCCAAGCATGCTCTCTACTAATTGGCTGTTTTTGCCCTTCTTTTCCCGGCTGTTTGCTTCTCTTTTTACTTTCAAAAAGATAGTCATACGGTTTTAACCCTTTTAGTTTCACATATTTATTGACTTCCTTTCTCAAAGTGTCGTTGATAAAAAATGTTTTCGGTTTTCCCGTCTTTTTTTCAACAATAACAATATGAGTACCTTCCAAATCCTTTACTTTCAAAGGCAGAATATCACTTATTCGCAGGCCAGAATTCAGTCCAAAAACCAATAACAAGAAATTTCTAGGATTCCATTCTTTTAAATAATCCTTTAACATCTCTATTTGGTCTTTGTCTCTAATTGGTTGGACGTTTTTCATACATTTTCTCCTTTCTTTTTTGTCTAAAAAAGAGCACAGTTATTAACTGCACTCTTTTTTCGCAAGTATTATTAGTCACACTCTGACACTATCATAATATCACTTTGACTGTACCGATGCGTACCAATCGTACCAAAAATTAAACAAGCTGCGATAATTTTTTTAAAGCAGAACTTCTAATGCGTTGAATAGTTCCATGTCCGGCATTGAGCTTAGCTTCAACCTCAGACCAAGAATAGCCATTGATAAAGAATAATCTCATCACAATATTTTCTAAAGGATCATCCAGCGTTTCAATTGCTTTTGTTAAATCTTCCCGCTCTTTTATAAGAGCTGTTATTTCATCATAAAGTGTATCCGCTTTATCAATTAGTTTAATATTTATTTCTTCCGATTGATTTTTATCCTGGTTGGCTCGTTTTCCATCAAATTTCTGTCCTCTCACAATGCCCGTTTTGAGACTAGCTAGTTCTTGATGTTTAGATTTTATTTTGCAATCAATATATTTCAATGATTGAAGTCGTTGCTTAATGTTCAGGATTGCCAACTCCTTTCATAAATTTCAATATTTGTATTTTTAAATGCTTCTGAAATCATTCCCTTTTGCAATCTTTTTTCAAATTTAATTGCTTTTGATCTACTTTCAAATTCCCATTCTTTGAAATCTACTGGATGATTCCCTGACCAACTAAATTTCTTCGCATATTGCCGAACAACCCACATCTTTTTTTGTATCATCTTTCACCTTCTAATAATATTTTCTTCGCTGGCTTTTCATTCCATCAAAAGATATGCCATGTTGTCTATCAACACCCTTACAAATTCTGTCTTTGATCGCTTCGCCGTAAATATTCCCAATTTCAGCACTACTTCGCAAATTACTTGTAATAATCGTACAATTACGATTGTCTAAGATTGAGAATAGAATTTCTTTGCTCCATTCCGTCACTTTCTCTGTTCCCAAATCGTCCAAAACTAGATAAGGAACTTTTGACAAACGAGCAATCCATTTTTGTTGTGTCTGCTCTGATGAGTTAAAATCACTCTTAATCCTAGCTAACAGTTCAGGAATTTTGATAAACATAGCATGCTTCTTGGTTTTATCAGAAATATGCTTGATAATGCCATAAGCCAGATGACTCTTGCCAGTCCCTGCAGGCCCCAGAAATAATGTGTTATTCGTATCTCCTGCAATATAACCACTAGCCAATTTGAAAGCAATATCTAACTTTTCTTTCTGGTCTTGATTTAAAACCTCATAATTGTTTAACGTTGCTTGTTTTAGCTCGGCATTAACAATTGACGAATTAAACAACACATCAATTCGCTTAGCTTCTAATCGTTGTTCTTCAACTTCCCAAAAATCATCTTGCAATTTTTGCTCATCTCGTTCTATAAGCTCTTTACCACATTTACTACAAACAAGAACATTGTTAGGGCCGATATAAAACATTTGCTCTCCGTGTATTTGACAAACTTTTTGAGCTGGTTTCGATGCCCATCTTCCAAATTCCATATCAACACCTCGCACAATCTATTAAAAACGCTAACTTCCCAAGAACTGCTTGAGGATTTGGATGCTGTAACATCTTTTCTTTTTGTAGCTCTCCTAGCGGATAAAATTGCTTTTCAAAAGCTTCAATCACTTCTTCAAGAGTTACTGTTTTCATTCGTCTACCTCAATTATTCTTGCTTCTACTAAATTATTAATATAGTTTTTGACATAACCTGCACATTCGCGTTCTAGATTGCTCATATTGCCAGTACTTATTTCATCTGTGTCAAAAGTGAAACCGCACATACCTCCAAAAGCGCAACAAGACAATTCCATATAGCCTTTGTCTGCATAAAATTGAGACAGAACTTCATAATTTGATCCATATTCAAAATCTGCTTTGCTCCCAAAAGATCGATTATGGCAAGGTATGCCACCCATTGCATCATTGATAAACATAAAGTATTTATCAGCTAACTTATCTCCTTCTTTTAGTTGTCGAATAAGTTCTATATTTTTAATTTTAAAACGATTTTTCTTTTCAATTTTCATCACATCACCTCAAATTCCAATATCATCATCAATTGGCTGTGCTTGCTTAATCGGTCGCTCATTGAGATAGCTCTCAAATTTTGTACCAAAAAGCGTTTCAGGTCTAAGAAACTTATTCATTTTTGGATCATACAACCATTGACGAACTTTTATATCAATAACTTGCTTAAAGTCCTCCTCTCTAAAGCCCTCATTCCATCTTGATTTGATAAAGTGTTTCGTTTTAGCTGAAGAAGCACGATACTTCGTGCCTGCTTTTAAATTTAGATAATCAATAATAGTTTGAAACGGGATTTTTTCTTTTTCATCTGCATTATATAGATTATCCTTACCTATCCTATCCTTACCTATCCTATCCTTACCTGCGTCAACTTTTCGTGGACGGCTCGTGGACGTTTTTTCTGGTAATTCTGTCATTGTATTTTCAACCAATCTTTTTTCTTCTTGATAGATTGTTGGCTGATATGTATCTTTACGAATGTAATTATGGATTCTCCAATCCTTAATTACTACAATACCGCTTTCAAAAGGAATGATGAATTGTTTTACAGTTAGCAATTTCATATCATCATCACTTGCTCCAATAGTTTTTTGAATAGTTTTTGGTCGATCAATAAAACCATCATCATCTGCTCCCATATTCAAGTGAAAATAAAGAGCCTGAGAAGAAAGCGGCATTTCCAAAAACTTATCCGTATCTGTGATTTTCTTGCTAAACATTCTACGTTGTGCCATTTTCATCCTCCAAAAAATCAAATATCGTCATCTGTTCCCCCTGTTCAAAATAAGCTGGCTTGAAAGGATGTAAGCATTTTCTCCTTTGCATCCTTGTAGAAGAAGCGATCAATTTCAAAACCATAAGCCTTTCGCTCCAGTTCCAAAGCAGCTCTCAAAGTCGAACCACTTCCAGCGCAAGGGTCGATTACTACATCGCCTTTGTCTGTATAAATTTCAATCAAGCGTTTGAGAACAGGTACAGGTTTTTGCGTTTTGTGAATTTTGGGGTAAGAATGGTCTACAATCCACGGAAAATGATTGAGAACCATTTGACCGTCATTGTTAAACTTCGGTAACTTATCCCGATACAGCACCAAAGCATATTCCACAGCTCCGACAATTTTCATATTTGCTTTTAAGACTTGCGGACTCGATTTTTTTATAAAAACAATCGGGATATATTTTTGGAATCCGTATCTTTTTGCCAAATCAATGACGGTTTGTTGTTGCTGATGCGCACAAAAGACTATCATACAAGGCGCTTTCCCCTTTTCTTTTGGTTCTTTTATCAGCATTTTGCTGCAGAAATGCATAAATTCAGCAATATTGAAATTCACATCTGTATTAAAATAATTTGAATTGGCTTTGTCACTCTCACCATTCTTATTATCACCATCCACATACCATTCAGGACTAGACGCATAGGCGTTATTTCCTATATTATAAGGAATATCAGCGATTACCAACTGGGCTTTAGGAATTCCGTAGCGCTTATAATTCTGAAAATTGTCATGAAATAACTCACATTTCACGCTTTTGCCCTCCATTTTCTAGCCTGTCTACGATAAAATGCAGTCTGTCGCATGTCCTGCCATGTTTTATTTGATAGAGCTTCTATCAAATTCGCTTTTTGAGTTTCAAGTAAATCAATTTTTACTTCATATTCTTCCATATCATGATAACAACGCTGAACCTCGTCTTGATAAAATTCATAACGTTTAATAACTTCTTTTAAATCATCTACCACATCACGTTTTGCGACTTGTACCCCACTTCTTAAAGTTTCAATATGACTCATCGTAACACCTCTTTCATAAGTACTCATTTTTAAAATAACAGCTCGTCCCGTTTTTTATAACAATCAATCATCATCCTCAACCAGATACCATCAATCTTTCGAAATTGATCTCTTGTAAGATAATAGATTTGTTGCTCAAGCCAATACGAAAAGTCCTCAAAATTATCAATTTGAATGCTATTATCATATATTTCCGCTACATCCATGTTGTCACTTGGATTAAAAATAATGTAACAGTATTCATAATTTATAATTGGACTGTTCCTTCTTAAAATTTTTAATCTCATATAAATTTTCCTTTAAAATGGCAAGTCATCATCTGAAAATGGCAGCATCTGACTATCCATACTTGAATGGTTCGCTGAATTATCCCGTTTTTCTAATATTTGAAAACTGTCTGCCACAACCTCCGTCACATAGACACGTTGCCCCTGTTGATTTTCATAACTACGTGTCTGAATGCGACCTGTGATTCCAATGAGAGAGCCTTTTTTAGTCCAATTTGCAAGGTTTTCTGCTTGCTGTCGCCAAATCACAACGTTAATAAAATCCGCTTCTCTTTCGCCACTTTGATTTTTGAAGTTACGATTGACAGCAAGATTAAAAGTTGCGACCGCTTGATTTTGTGGAGTATAACGAAGTTCAGCATCACGGGTCAAGCGCCCCACAAGTACAACATTGTTAATCATATATAGATCCTACCTCCCCTGTAATCACATTTCTTTTAAACCACGTTTTAAAATATGGTTTATTTTCACCATAAAGATAAACCGGTCTGCAGGAATATTCGTACTGACTTTTTGAGTATGGATAACGTTTCGGTCTTTTTCTAATCATCAATTCTTCTCCTCTCGTTTATCTATCAGACTTGATATTTTTAGTAATGAGTAAATTAAAAGCGTCTGTGCAAAAAATAGTATTACTACTCCAATCAAGATTATCTTCCACATTTTTTATTTTCCATTCTCTTTTTAGCTTCAATAGTTCTAACTTTAAATTCAATTATTGTTATTGGAAGCATAATAATTAAACATATTTTTAATAACGCTTTAAACAAAAATAATAGAACAGTTCCGATTATATTGATTGCTTGTCTGATTGGATCAAATGTCTTTGAATGATATATACACCAATCAAAGTGTCTCTCCCATTGTTTTCTACTCATTTTCTTAACCTTTCTAATAACACTCATAATATTCAATACTGCCATCCCGGACTTTTCTTCCGAGCCTCTGCCAATTTCTGCGCTTGTTCCATGCGGTCGTGTTCAATTGCACAGACCACGTACATAGCTTCAAGCTCTATGCGCTCGTCTTCTCGTGCTTGCTGCTCTGCTTGCTTCTTGGCCTTGCGCCAGTCTAAGTGGTTGACAAATGCGCCAGCGACGAAAACGAATGCGAGCATGAAGATCGCTCCTAAAATTTCACTCATTCGCGGCCTCCTCGATTTCAAACGCTGGGTTATTCCAATAATGTAATTCTTTAAGCTCTGTTTGTGTAAAATGAACTTGAAGCTTACCTTCTATACTAGTTAAATTGCTTAGGTAAATTTCACCTGATTCTATAACTCTATTAATATAGCTGCCTCTCTCTTTACCATTGATTTTTAGTCTTGCTGTGTACAACTTTTCTTTCTTAACCTCATAGCCGTAAAGCCAAGCATGAGCAAATGTTTCTTGGTTGGACTCAAACCAATCCTTGCAAGGGTGATTAGAATAATGTACAGCGTCCATTGTCGTGTATAAAGTTTTGCCTTGCTTTTTATATGTTTCAATCCACTCCGCCACAAGCTGCGGAATGACTACTTTGTTTGACTTTTCGGCTTCTACCGCCCCATCAAACTTGCCTTGTTCGTAACCAAGCGTATATTTGACTGATCCGTAATCATTTGCAAACTCGTGCATAATTTCATCCATCCAGACTTTCCTATCATGTTCTGGCAATTCACGCAGTCTTGCTAGTATATTCCGAAGATATCGTGGTGCTTCTTCTGCACATCCAGAGGTTGGTTCGCCAATTTGCTCAATAATAGCAATCACTTCTTGTTGCTTTACAAACAGAGTCCCCGAAAAGAATGTTTCAACAGTCATAGTTTTCACTTTTTCAATCGCTTCTTGTTTGTTCATTTTTTTATCCTCCAACTCTGTTAGCGTCCGCGATCCGTTTTGCTTCTTCTGCTTTCTGTTTTTCTTTAAGCTGATATTCTGCATTCAGCTTGTTCAAAATAATATCCTGCGCCGAATTTTTATTTTTCAGCTTTTCGATTTCGTTTGATTGCTTCTGCAGCTCTGTCTTTAGCTCGCTGATTTGTCGTTGCTGATGTTCAGTGGATGTGATTAAGCCGACAGCGAATAGCAAAGCGACAAACGACAAGCAAACCATGATTAGATTAGCATTCGCTATCGAGCGTTTGCTTGTTATGTATTTAGCTTCTAGCTTGGTTACACGTTCATTTAGAGTCATTGCCTGCCTCCAACGGTTCGAATTTTTCGTAGATGTTGTCGAGGACTTGCCAATCCCTCTCCTCATCTTTCCAAAGAGATAATGTCAACAAGCCATTTAGACTTTCCGCTTGAAAGCTCGCTTGCAACCTTGAATGTTTGCAAATAAAAGTCTGATTTGGGTAGTCGTTATTTTTTAACGCATCACCTTCAAAGATTTCTGTGCCGTTCTTGTCTTTGAGCCCTGTGGATTGCATGATAATAAAGTTTTCGGACTCTTGCCAATCATCTCCGTCTTTGTCAAATATTTTTACGGATTGGAAAATTCCGTCTGTCATATGTGCATCTATAAAACCCATTTTCTTATGAGTTTTATCCCACGCTCTAAATTTTGGTATCAATTCCATTCACCTCCTCAAATTCAATGTGTATTTTAAGACCTGTAAATTCTTCAATTCCTTCTGATGTTGCGTTTCGCTTAAACAGCTCTATAGCAATTTCTTTATTATCTTCAAAGCTTCCGAGATAACGGTCACAATCCCCGCATTGCTCGCAGTATTCTGGTTCCTCGTAGCGGTCTAACACATACCAACCGCCGAGATGATTTTCGTATAAATGTTTCATCTTTTCGCCTCTTCTTAAAATCTGCCACGATCCTTTTCTCTATCTTGCACATCAAATAGTCTACTAATCGCTTTAAGTTCCGCTTTCGACATCCTGCTATATTTTTCTGCTAAATTTCCATCCTCACGTAACATACGGTCATTATAAGGACAACCTATAAAATATTTGCCCAATATTGTTACTCCTCTCATCTTCTCGGCTGATACCCTCTGAAATTCTCTTTCAGATAGTCCAATACCTCATAGACATCCGCAAGGTCATACTTCCAATCCCTGCCTTGCTTACGTCTTTTCAATCCATTCGCTAGCAGCTTTTTCAAATACTTAGCATCAAAACCAAACTTTTCCATGAGCTCTTTTTGATTCAAAGGAACTTTTTCCGCCTCTAGTTCTTTTCGAACCTCCTCACGGATAATATTCGTCTGCTCACGAATGTATAACTGCGCCATCTCGTCAGACATCAACGGTGGCAATCTGCTTGATTGACTTGATTCATTCATAACAAACCTCCAAAAAGTTCAAGCTGCTTATTTCTAGCTTTAATATCAAACTTAGTATTTGTATTTGGCTCCCAATTCCGCCAATACTCATACGCATTCAGTTCGTCCTTGCGTTTCAGCAAATCATAACGTGGAATACGAAAATGATCTTTAAAATCCTTTGCAGCTTGCGCAAACACAGAACGAGCAAAATGACTATCACGATAAGCAGGACTATCCTTTCCACCTAAAATATCAATCACCTTTTTCTTGCGTATCCGCTCCAAATCAAGACAAACAGACGGATTAACAGGCTGTTCATTTTTCAAGTAATCAACATCACTCTCTAGTGATTTTTGTTGCTGCTTCAATTGCTTTTGATTTTCTAAAACCTGAATCAAAATATCTTCTTGTGTAACATTAGTAACACTCTCTAAAAGTTCATTCTTCATTTAAACTCTCCTTCAATAATAGTTGCCGCCCCTCTCATTTGCGAAAGGTCGTTAATGAGTAGCTGCATGCGATTCACCAAGCTATCAATTTCAAGACCTATAACATGGTCTGCTTGTCTGAATTTCTCCTCATCTTTGTAGATCAATCCCGACATCTTTGTTAGTAAATCGTCCCCTGAACGGACAATTTCCAAAATGTCCTTGTAGTCGGACATTTTTTTCTGAACGTCATTTAATTGCCCTTTCGACTGTTGGATAGCTTCTGTTAATTCTTCGTATTTCTTAGAATTAGCATCCACTTTTTCACGTTCTTTCAAAAGGCTTTGATATTGACTTTCAACAAATTTATTTCGTTCTTCTAAACTTTCTAAATCACTTTTCAACTCCTTATTCTTTTCCATCAATGTCTTGTTTAAAGACTTAGTAGAATCATAGTCTTGAGGCGCAACCTCCTTAGTGACTATCTTTGTTTCAAACTTTGCTAAAGCCTGCTCGGCTAGCTGCTCATTCTTTTGACGCAATTCTTCATTGTCTGCTTTAGACAGATTGAGTTGCCGACGCAGTTCCTGCAATTCTCGAACTGTTGGATTGTCGCCTTCCTCGATACGATTTAGTTGTTCTTGTTTTTGGTCGTCTGGTAGAGTGGCTATGAGGTGTAATGCAGTTACTCCAAAATGTCGTAACGTTTCGACATTTGGCAATTCTTTTACAATATTCATTGATTTATAAGCAAAGTCTTTATCTATGCCTAGTCTTTCATGCCACTCTCGAAATTGCCCATGCGTCAAATCATTCTCTTTTACATGATTCAATCTGCGTCCGATCTCCCAAATAGATTGCCCCGCAATCTGTTTGTGATGATTGATTTCAAGCTCTATCTGAGCTAAATTATTTGATAATGCTAATTCATTCATTTTTATCCTTTCTGTAAATCTAAATTTCTCCAATCTGATATAATAAATTCAGAAAGGAGGTAACTGTTATGAACGAGCTAACAAATGACGCTAAATTTCTTTTAAGTTCAATGTACGCAGAATACTTAAATAGACGCAAAGAAGAAATTTCTAAAGAAGAAGCAAGAAATTTTCAAAATATTGATTCTATTAAGAATGACATCATGACTGAATGGTCTGAAAAAGATATTCTCGATACATGTTTTGAATTAAAGCGTCATGGCTACATTAACGGCATAGCTGGCAACGACACGCTTTTTCTTATTAGTTTAACGACAGAAGCTATCGCTACGCTTGAGATAGAATTCAAAGAACCTACTCTCAAAGAAAGAATAGAAAGTGTTCTTGATTTTGCAGCTAAAATTAAAGCTGTCATTCCTTTCTCTTAGCTTTATCAGCTAATGCCTTTTCTTTCAAAGAACCGAGACCGAAAGGGTCTTGTTTTATATCTGAACATATTTTTTCAATCCGTGTAGCTTCTTCAATAAGCGTCTTTCGGTCTGCGTTTCTTGCTTTGAGTTCCAAATCAATGGACTCAAGGCTTTTTGCTATTCGTTCTAATATTTTTTTCATTTTGAGTTTCCTTTCTAATCTCATCATAAGAGATATTCAAAAATTATGTTTTAATGGGACAAATCAGAAATTTATCGAAATCTAAGTTCTCTCTTCTCACGAAAATCAAATTCTTGCTCAAGTAAAAGAAAATCCAAAGGTGTTAGATCGCTTTTAATACTTTCTTTCTGTTGTTCAAAAAACTGCTTTTGCCACTCGGTAGAGCAGTTTTTAATATTTTTATTAAGAGAATCTAAACAATTAAGATAACTCTTAACCCTCTCTCTTTGATGTACTAATGCTTTTTGAACATATGGATATTTTTTTGGTCTCATTTCTTCTCCTTCTCTCAACTATGCGGGCAAGCGTAGTTAGTTATATAATTTATTTCACTTTTCGTGAAGTTGAGTCGCTAAAAATATCGCCAATTTTTCTATTAAAGAAGTTGGCGATTTTAAACATTTCAGATAATTTGAAATCTGTGTCTCCTCTTTCTTTATGACCGTATGAATTTTGAGAAATTCCTAACATTTTAGCAAGGTCTTCTTGTTTTAACCCTGCTTTCTTTCGCAATTCATATAATTTTATCTGCACACTCCTCACCCCTTTCTAAATTTGATATAATGGTATAAAAATGATTGGAGAATATATGTTATCTTTAGTGTTATCCATTATTTCAATATCTCTGTCAATTGCCTTATTTGTAATAAGCCATTATCGCCAATTGTACCGTCTAGGAATAGCAACAGGAAAAGTCTATTATAGCGAAGGAATTTCTTCAAACGGGCAAAAGAAGCAAATAATGTTTGTAGAAATAAGCATTATAAATGAATCTCAAACTCCTGCTATTATTACTGGTCTTACAATCACTGAAAAAGAATTGCAAGAATACAGTAGTAATAATGGCGAGCTTATTGATAAATCAATTCAAGTTAAAACGGACATAGGAGATACACATAAAGCTTTTAATGAATACACTAGTACACTTCCAATTGTGATTGCTCCATATTCATCCTTTAAAGGAATCTTTGCTTTCTATCAATCTTGGACTTTTAAGCAAAACCATTTTCTAGAATTAGAGACTCCTAAACGTTTTCTTGTAATACCGTTTAATCCCACTCCGGATTCTTATATTTATTCAGAAGAACGCCACAATAGATATAGAGATGTTAAATATTATTGGAGACAAAATCCACTAAGAACATTTCAAAATAAAATACTCTCTATTTTCTGCAAGAAAACATGGCAAATATTTATCTATCGGTTAAAAGTTAGGATTTCAAAAATATTCTCCAATTTGAAACGCACAGATAATGAAAATTAAAGGTGATATCATTATAACGCCACCCATTACTGGGTGAGTGTCTAACATTTTATACCCAAAGTAGACAATATACCCAATAATTGACAATGCACCAAGTACTAGTAATGTTACTACTATAGTCACAAAAATATAAAACAAGAAATTTGTCCATTTATCTTCTATACGAGCATTTTCTTTTTGCATTCCATTGAAATCTCCTTTTGTTTTATTGGTCATTTCCCTGACCTTGATTATATTTTACCTCACGTTTTGTGAAGTGTCAACAGTTTTTTGTGAAAAAAACAAAAAAACTTTTCAAAACGTGAGATTTTTGTTATAATACTTTTAACAAACAGTAGCAGGAGGTGTAACATGACAGACGTTGAACTAGCTATCTATATTGGTGAAAAGATAAAAGAATATAGAAAATTAAAAGGATTGACTCAAAAAGAGTTAGCTAAAAAAATAGGCATGGGGGATACTACAATCGCTAATTACGAAAAAGGTTTCAGAACTCCCAAAAAGAATACCTTATTCAAATTGGCTAAAGCATTTGACATATCTATTGATGATTTATTTCCACCAATTCAAACAACTAATATTGTTTCATTACCTTTAACTAATACTGCTAAGGCAATTTCTGATACTGTAGAACGTTTAGAAGAACCTCGTAGAGTAATTGTGCTTGACACAGCTAAAATGCAGCTAGAGGAGCAAAAACGAGCCCAGAATGAACTCAGCGAAGAACTAACAGAGTATCATGTCTTTGAAAAACTCTCTGCAGGAAATGGTTACGACTACATGGAAGACCGCAATTATGATGTCGTATTTTACAACAAAGATATAGATCATGACTTTGCTTCTTGGGTCTATGGTGATTCAATGGAGCCTAAATTCCTTGACGGTTCTGTTGCCCTTATTAAAGATACTGGTTGGGACTATGATGGTGCCGTCTACGCTGTGGATTGGGACGGACAAAGCTATATCAAGAAAGTCTACAAAGAAAAAGACGGTCTAAGACTCGTCTCATTGAATGATAAATACGCAGATAAATTCGCACCTTTTAGTGAAGAACCACGGATTATAGGTAAAGTAGTCGGCAATTTCATGCCAATGGAAAATTAGGGGAAAAATTATGAAAAAAGTATTTGTTTTAGGATTGGCTCTTTTTGCGACAATTATTCTCGTTTCTTGTTCGAGTAACCAATATTCAAAAGATAAGTCCACAGTGGGTGACTCTAGCATTGAAACAACTTCGTCAAAGAAAAAAGAAAAGATGACTTACAGCCAGTTTGAAGCATTTTACCCTGAAGTCAAAGACGAAGGATATGAAGAAACTCCAATTGAAGAATGGACTTACAATGACAAAGTACGAGTTAGAGGGACTGTCCTTGACGTTATGGAAGGAAGCAATGCAAAAGTTATTGTTTGTAAAAATGGAAAAGATAAGTTTTTAGTTTTAATACTTCCAGAATATTATAAGTACACTTTAAAAAAAGGAGATAAATTTATTTCATACGGTTTTGTTACGGATGAGCAAGAAGGCTATCCTGCTCTTGCATCCTTTAGATATTTACCTGATTTTGCAAATAGAAATTAA